AGCACCACCTGTAAACATATCAAAGATAACTGTTATCTGATTGTTGGGTGTTGTTTGTCCTTGTTTTAATACTAACTTAGCGTGGTCATAATAACCATCTCTTTGTCCATTGTCTAAGTAATATCTGTCTGTAATTTCTGGTGAACTAGTTCCTATAGATGTTAGGGTTGCAATCGCAGCTGATGTTTCATCTACTACTGTTTCGCCTGCGGTGAATGTATGACTTGATAGATAATAGAAGTATGATGTGGAATCATCTCCATTAAAGTCTATTAGTTTTGCACGGACACCTGATGTTTGTCCTTTAATGATGTTACCTGTTGCAAATGTTCCTGATGATACATTCAATACTGCATTAGGTGGTGTTGCAACACTATTAGTTAATGTTCCTGGAACTGCCTCGTAGATTCCTCTTATCTTAAATACATCTGCGACACCAAGTGATAATTCTTTATGGTCGTATGCAGTTCCGTAAAATGGATTGTCTGCATGTGCATCGTTCTTACTGAATCTTACAGCACGAAACTCTTGTAAACTCTTTGATTTTGCAGTAGGATTTGTCACACTTACTGTATATGATGCCCTTACTATAGCACCTTCATCACCAGCGCCACCTATTGTGCAAACTCCAGATGAAGTATTAATAGAACTGACATCATCACCTTGTAATACATTACCATCAGCCCTTCCGGATGTTGGAGACCCACCAGCTAATCCTGTTGAATCTTTAACTATTGCGAATTGATAGTTATCATTATTCTTTGGTTCAAAAGACTCGTTTGATTCTTTTGTTAATGTGATTTGACCACTACCATTTACAGTAAATTCTTTTTGATATCTAACTGTAATTTCTGTTGGTGTATTTGCGGATACTTTATCTCTAGGCCATGCAAATATTGATGCAGATTGGTCTTGATTGTAAAGTTTAGCTCTTCGTCTTAAGAGACCAACTTGAACAGCAGCTATCACACCACTAGTTGCAACTGTTTGAGCAGTTGAATTGTCTGTGATTGTGTTGATTACTCGAGCATTACCTGCACCATCTAATATGATATCGCCCTTTCTTAGTTCTGTCAAGAACGCAGTTCCTACACCTGTGATTGCACCACCGGTTGTAATTGTTGCAAGGCCTGATATAATTTTATCATGGTCTGTTGCGACATTAGCAGTAAAGTTTTGGTCTCCACCAGTCTCACTAGACTTAGTTTGCCCAACACCTCTTGCATCTTCTATTTGAAAACTTCTAACAGAACCAATAGTTGTCGAACTGTTTGAATATGTTCCTTGTCCTTTAACGGATATTGTATCTGCTGTTGTAAATTTTCCAACTACATCATGCAACATTACAAAGTTGGCTGTTGCATTTTCATATGCGACTATACCTGTTGCGTTTGATGTTGCGCCTGTGACTTTATCACCAACTTTGAAGTTGTTAGCTGTCACTGCAATGTTTAACATTGTAAACATCTTGATATCAAATAGATATAAGTTGTCGTAAGTTGACGAATATTCGTCTATGTTTCTGACTCTTGCCCAACCAATATGACCAACACTGTTTGCACTTTCATATGCTTCTAATGTTCCATTTGTTGTTGGTGCAGTATCGAATATTTGAATTGGACTATATGAAGAAGTCGCAGTTGAATTTCCAAACTCTGGATATCCATGAGCATCATTTATTCTTAATCTGTTTCCTAATCTAGCGGGTGTGTTTGCGTTTGTAAGTGATTCTGTTGTTCTTGCCTTGTTTAAATTTAGATTAGCTGTTCCTGTTTTGTCTATTGAGTAACCCTTAACATATGCTTTACCTGGAGATATTTGCATAACGACTTTACTTTCGTCACCACCTTCCCATGCTTCATAGAACCCTCTATTGAAAGTTCCATCGTTTAAGTGTTCTCTAAATGAATGTGTGAATTGGTTTATTACGAAATCACCATTCGCATCAAATGTTCTTTGTGCAAGTGTGTTTTCTATGTGACTATAGACTGGTCTGGTTACTTCTAATTCAATAATACCAGCATTAACTCTTCCCAATTCTATAAAGTTCGTGTCTGTCGTGGCAGTTATGGCATACTTACTCAAAGTAAGTGTAAACTTCAATCTATCAGCGCCTGGTGCGTTCTCATTGGTGGTTCCTTGTGCATTATCTAATAGGGTTGTATCTACAGCTGAAGTGGTTAATGACTCTGTTATATCTAAACCAATTCTATAAGAAGGTTTACCATTATACTTTTCTAATACTATTGTTTGTGCATCTGTTTTAACAAAGAACCCTCTTAAGAAGACTACGCCTTCTGAAATTTTAGCAATAGATGCACGACCAACTGGTGTATCACCAGATTGTTTAACTTTGAATTCGTTGTTATTGGCAGCTGAAGAAGATACACCAGCAGATGATAAAGTGACTTCACTTATCTCTTCTGATGCAGTAAATCTTTCTGATGGATTTGCAGTTGATGTTCCATCTGTTCCTTGTTGTAGATATTGAACAATGAGAGTGTCTGGATCTGTTCCTGTTTGAGCAACAGTTGTCATAACTTCTGCGATTACACCAGATGTTTCACCTTTGAATAGTTTGCCTACAGCACTTGATAAGTATGTAGATACATCTTCATTTCCTGATGTATTGGGATTCGTTGCATCTACTTTAACGAATTCAACATCCATATCGATGTTTGTTTGGGCACCATTAACAATGGAACCTTCCTTAAACATATGATTACCAAATCGTTGAATTTGATTCTGTAGTATAGTTTGTGACTGAGTTAGTTCTCTTGCCTGTAGTGGTCTACCTGCTCTAAATAAAACCTTGTGGTAGTTATCTGATTCTGAGTAATCATCGTAGTATGGTGATATATTTAAGTCCGTTTTCTCTGACATAGTTTATTCTTCTTTCTGTTTAAAATTAATGTCTCCTACTATAAGGAGACACAAATTACATTTCAATAATCAGTTTGATATCTTCAATCTGGTCTGCAGCTCTTGATACTGCGCCTCTATTCTCAACATAGAGAATCTGGCCTGTAAATCTAGTCCATTCTGGATGAGCAGCGTTAGCTGCCACTGAAACACCATCTGAATTAACATCTGTTGATTTCGTTCCAGCGCCATTTACAAAGACTTCATCTGAATTTGCAAATGCAACATATTCACCACCTGAGTTTACTACAGGTAAAGTTTTTATAACATTACTACCTGGTTTAGATACAACTCTTACTTTAGCAGTAGTTGCTGATTCTGAAGCACCAGCGACATCTGTAAGTAAATCATCAATTGAGATATTTGTATCACTTGCAACTGTCATTTGATTAGTGCAAGTCATTGATGTCTCACCTGATATTGTTCCACCATCAGATTTAACTGGATTCTTAATAAGACCAATTCGTCTGAAATCGTTATCTACAGGGAAATCACCCGAACCTTCACCAAACTCTAATCTAGAGTTTACGATTGCATAGTTACCACCCAATTCTTCGATTGGGTTAGAACCATGTCCATAGATTGGTGAAATAACTGGATGTATAGTTGCGCCTGTGCCAGCAGTAAAGTTAGATAATGTGCTTGTCAATGCTGGGAATGATGCTCTCTTATAACCTGTTCCATATGAACTTGAGTTTTTATATGTGACTGATGTTAGAGCGCCACTAGTAAATGATAGTGTTGCAACAGCACCTGTGCCATCACCTTCAACATTTATATCTGTTGTAAATGTGGTTGATGAACCATTATTATAGCCTGAACCGGCAGCGGTAACTATATAACGATAAATTGCACCATCTACAGCAGCTGCTTCTACATCATACTGAGCAGAACCATCATCTGAAGCGGCAGTTCCATAACCACCGTTTGTGCCTGAACCAGCAACAGTTGTTTTAACACCTAAAGTTTTAACTGGTATGAAGTCATTAGTGACAAATTTGATAACATCTGAAGCGGTTACAGAATACATGAAATACCATATATAACCATCACTTTCTAATACAATACCACTAGTGTGGTCTGGTTTAACTGTTGAATTTGTTGGGACTGCATCTGTTCCACCTGCCTTGAGACATTTGTATACTTTGAATTCGTCTGTTATTACATATCCTCTTCCATCGAAGAAGTTTGATACGCCTGTGGCTTTAGTGACATTAGATGCGGAGTAATTATCTCTCCAATCATCATACTTAGTTCCTGATGTCCAATTGTATCTTACTAAACCATGTGAGATATCTGTAGAAGATACCTTCTTCATGGCAATCATATCTTCATATGCGCCTATTTCTTCTGCTGTTGAATTTGCAGGAGCATCAGGAGATGTGTCATCTGCCCATGCGTGTGGACGCCCAATGAATACATAGTTCGATTGTCCACTTTCTCCAAAGTCTTCAATGAACTGCTTCGCATTGTGCGTTCTAAATTTTTCTGTGATTATTGCTGCCATTTTCTTTATAACTCCAAGTTATTTATCTATTTGTTCTATTATTTATAATGCGTTTAGGGCACTATTTGTAATATTTGATGAATTAACATAGGAACTGAACGCAATATTCGTTCTTCTTCTAGCTTTTGTATCGAGTTCATCGATATACATGGTGCCTAGCATGTCATCCATCTGTTTAATACTTAATCCTTCATCTACGGAAGTCTCTGATAGTAGTCCGCTGATTCCATCTTCCATTAAGATTTTATCTTCATCATTAGCTTCAGAAGTTTCATCTAAAATGTAATAAGATATCTTATAACAATTTTGGAATGCAATCTTATTTAGTGTCTTCAAAGTTGGACCAATTGGTATAAAGGTATTAACAGTTTTACCTGAGTCTTCTTTAACCATAATATCGCCGTCTTCGAATATCACTCTATCGCCACTATCATAATACATGTAAGGATTATCCAATTCTATTGACCTTTCAGTCATAAAGAACTCTTTTGAATCTTCTACAGTTTCATCTTCTAATAAGAAACTTCCCGATTCATCTTCCATCAAGATTCTTTCACCATGTAAATCTCTGGTGAATGGATCGAATCTCACATAGTTAAGAGGTTCTTCATTCAAAATTCTGGTACCATCTTCGTTAATTAAAAACTCTTCATCGTTCCAAAATTGAAATACTTTTCCTGAGTCAGCGGGTCTAATTGCGACATTACCATATTCACTAGTTAATGGAACATCTGTGTTGTTCACATAGTAATCATGGTTTGCTGTCTCAAGGTTTAATACAGTCACAAGACCATCTCTTCTAGGAGATTTCTGTATGAATGTATTGAATTCTGTTATAGCGGGTCTTGATGATGCACCAATCTCGCTGTCTAGTTTTGTGTTCAGTGCGTTTGTAATAAACTCTTGTCTGTTTAATATGTTGACATGAGCGGCACCCTTTATGGTGTCTGTAGATACATTAGTTCCTTGTGCATCTTTCCACTGGAATACCATGTCTTGTGCATCAACTTCTGTCTTCATAGTATGCAACATCCAAATAGTTTCTTTAGATGTCACTGAAATATTGTCTCTCGAATCTTCGTTCTCTAACAGATGATTGTCTTCTGTCATTAATCTGATAGGTATACCTTCTCCAAATTCTGGTGAATCTTCCATTAATAAATTGTCTGTTGGATGTGAAGGTATAACAATCGTTGGTATGAATGTCGTATTTGGTACCATATTGTTTGATGGATTAACAACAAATGGAGGAGACTTAACACCATCATGTGTTGTTCCTAACAATAAAGACTCAACTGCGAATTCACCAAAGAAGATATGACCAGATGGATGGACTAAATCTTTTACAATTGCACGGAAGTTGTTTATAGTCTCACCAACTTTAATAACATAAGAGTGTGATTGATAATACTTACTATCGTGTATATTTCCTACTTCGGATGATATATAACCCTTATCACTTAAGAAAAAGTCGTTTACTAAACCTTCACCAGCAACTTTACCTCTTGCAGTATAAGGATCATTTTTAAGTATAAGGAAAGTATCACTACTCTCAAAATTAACTTGTTCATCTTCAATGAACATACCATTAAGATTTCTATACTTAAGAATATGTCTTATAGTATCGTATGATTCAACTTGTGCTGTTGCACCTGATTTACTTCCTGTTATTACTATATCTTTGTTTAATGTTGATGTTGGTGTCTGAATCAACATATTATGATAAGTTGTTGCTGTATCTATGACAGCATCTGCATCAAACTTATTACCTTGGTCAGATATCGTGAGTTTTTCTACACCACCAATTTGTGATGACCATGCGTATATCTTTGCACCTGTTCCATCGGATACTTTTCCACTGACAAGTGTTTTTGCAGTAGATGTATTTGAACCTGTTATAGTCTCGCCGTCTTGGAATACACCAATATGAGAACTAGACCTTTTAATTACTAATCTATTGTTTGGTATGTCTAGTCTAAGAATAGTTCCTTTTGCACCTGTTGTTCCACCTGTGACAGTTTCACCTTTTTGGAAATCTGACGGCGTTGGATCTAATCCTCCATTTGTGATACTATCAAAGTATAGATAACCACCTGGAAATACTGATGGTATTCTTTCGTAACCTGCACCAGGATTTGTTATTTTAATTCTTCTAAGTCTTTGGTCTGTTGAAGTCACACTACCTGCGTTAGTAGTTTTATATCCATCTAACAGAACTTCATTGCCGTCTTCCATTAAGAGTCTACTTTTATCTGTAAATATCTCTACTCTTTCTCCGCCTGATAGATTTGGATTAGTTGTGAATGTTATATTATCTGGTGCGAATGAATATGTTGATTGTGCTTTAACTATACCATCTATATGAACTTCTAGTTTACCATGCATCAAGTTTATTGCGATAGGTTTGCCGTGGTCATCTCTAACAGCAGCGCCATTACTTATGCCACCAAATACTGTCTGACCAGCAACAGCAGTTATTTCATATTGTTCAAATGCGAGAGCATCTTCTAAGATTAACTCATCACCTGTTGAACCAATAATCGCCTCTGCACCATTACCACCAGCTGTCTCGTCATCAAATACAATCATATCTCCGGAGACATAATCTTGTCCACCATCTTCTATGAAAATCTTTTCAATACCACCTCTTGATACACCTGATATTTTCGAGTATGCAATTGCGGTATCTGTATCTAATTTACCACCTGTGAAATTAACAACATCTTGTGGTTCATACATTGAACCTTTTGATGCTTGTTCTAATAGTAAACCATTTCCATCTTCGTCTAGTATATCACCACTATTGTCTTCTTGACTTATATAGATTGAACCATTTGTGGTGTCTATATCTGAGACAATACCGTTAAGTGTTCCTGTATATAAAGTGACACCATCTCTATCAATCAATGTTGCAGCCTTATTCTTAACAAACTCACCTCTATGGGTTAATGATATTGTTAAACTGTATTCATTATTACTTGAGTCTAGAATAGACCATTGTTCTACAATAGCCTCTGCATCTATAATACTTCCATCTATATCATTGTATTGAACTAACTTATCATTCTGTTTAGGAAGATTACCATCAGTATTCATAGTTATACTAACTTTTCTTTCTTCTTGATATGCTGAATCTGATGCGTGTATTGTTTCGTCTATTGGATACTTTAATTCTGCATCCATTCCATAAACGAGTCTCATTAAGAACTTAACTGATTCTTCGGTACCTTTCTGTTTGTAAAGTGAACCTATGTTCTTTAATGTTAATCTTGGGTTTTGTGTGTCTTTTAAATCGAGAGATGGTATGAAATCTTTTTGGAAATACTGTAAGAATGTTTCCAATGTTTGGTCTATATCTGAATAATCTAATAGTCTGTTGTTTGCAACAACTGAGTTTTCTTTATATGTTTTAACTACACTAGTTAAATTACCATCTCTTCCTGTTATTGTTTCGCCTTCTGCAAAACCTACTCCTGATATAGTATCAACTATTAGTGTTAGACCATTTATAACTGTAATCTTTGCAATTGAACCACTCTTCTCACCATAGATATATTCACCTACTTGATAGGGTTCGAAGTCTGATTCATACAATAGTTTAGATGTATTTACATCTGGTTCGGCTGAGACGGTACCTGCCTCAATTAACATCTTAGATGCTTCTTCGGAGGTACCGTCTTCTAACCTGATGCCCTCTAGTTCTGTTGTAGAAGAGAGAACAATAATTTCGGATTCTAGATACTCGAAATACGCCTGTAGGAACATCTCGAATACTGGTGCATCTTCCTTAATGTGGTCAGGAAGTAGACTCGGTAATCGAGTAGATAGTCTATCTACAATGTGATTTTCATGTGCCATTTAAAATCCTATTTTTGGTATTAGATACCAGCTGCGGATGAACCAGTTCCAACTACACTGATTGGGTACCAAACTAATGAACCCTCAGAGCCAAGTGCGATTAACACACATGCGCCACCAGTTTCTAAAACGATTTCTGGTGCAGCTACTGATTGGTCAGTCCAAGTTGTGACAGCGATATTCGCTTCGTGTCCCACACCATCGTCTTTTCTTACGATGATTTTTAACTGTCCAACACTTGTAGCATCTGCAAGTGTCATTGCATTATCACTGCTTTCGCCAGTCATATCTAACAAAGTCACTGCTTTGGTTGCGCTTATAGCGCCTGCATCTACTAATGTTTCAACATCATCAAATGCTAAGTAAGTCGGTAGATTGTTAAACAATCTTGAAAGACTCATTTTTTTATTAACCGGAGTTCCACTTGGGTTGTCAACGATGTGTAGTAAATCTACTGCGTTTACATCACCAGCGGCTATCTCTGTTAATGCGGTTATTTTCTTATCTGCCATTTTATTTTCCTCCTAAAATCCAAATAAATGGGAAACTACTCACGGCATAAACCGTGACCACTTTACTCATGTTAATATGAACTACTGGAAGTAGAATTATATCCTACCCCAGCACTACTCTCACCACTACTAATGGTGTCGACTTCACCTTTTACTTTAATATCATCAATACTGATGTCAATTAGAGAACCCCTAATTGCAACAACATCGTCTGATAAAGGTAATACAGTAAAGTCTATCGATGTGTCATTGTTTACCGATGAGGTAAACTTAATGGCATTAATCGAAATCTTTCCAGTGGCATAATCTATTGTGCCAGCTGATTGGTCTGCGAAGACTCTTACTCCGGATGCGTTCAATGAGTATCGTCTGATAACTCCAGAACCATCGTCATCGAAGTAATATGTATTTGTTGTATCTCCGTCAACCTTAAATCCTGTTGATGTTAAAATCCCGCCAGAAGCCTTGTTATAGCCGTCATTAGGATGGTAAAAACCATTCCCAAAGCTTATGACTAATCCTTCTGAGTAATTTAACTTGATTGCTTTTCTTTTTCTCAATCTTACATTTGTTATGTTTGATAGTATAGAAACATTACTATCATCTATTTTTTTAACTAGATTTGAATGTCTGAATATACTATCGAAATTGTTTAAATTTGTGTTATCAAAGTCCACTATTGCACTCCTAACTATTGTTTCTACTTCGCCCTTTGATAATGTTGTTTCTTTTTCGTTGTATTTGAATACTGTTGTAATCAAAATCTTAACTATCTCTGCATCTACGATTACTGGTCTAACAGTCAACATGTTAAGTTGATTTAGTTTATTTGTCACTTCTGTCTTTTCTAAAACTGATAAGTAATCTGAGTTTTGTGGTTTAAGAGATATGAACACTTTACCATATTGTGGTGGATCGTTATCTTCACCACCCCATACTGCAACAGCGTCTGCGTTTGGATAGTATTCACTTACTTTTGCCTTATAGTCATTCAATGTGACTAATCTATTTTGTGAAGTATAGAATTTAGTTGCTTTGAACTTAATTGATTCTATATCTTCTTTCTCTGCACCACCTGATGCATTTAAAAGTGTTGTTATAGTTGCATTTGAGAACCCTTGAAGTGAATCAGCCATAGAGAATATTTTTGCACCATCGGCATGAATATCATCTACAGTAATGTATGTTGCACTAATTAAGTCACCATCTTTTAAACCCAATCCTAAGACATCATCACCAAAGTATATCTCAATGAATCCTTCTTCGTTCTCTTGTGCATAAAAGACTTTTGACCCACTAGTTATTGTTGATACATCTGTTGATAATGCGTATTTGTTTACTGTTCCATTTGAATTAACTTCTACTTCTAATTTTGCCCTATCAACTCTTGCATTTGATAATACGAATTTTGAATTTTTAATTTGATTGTCGAATATGAATGAATCTGTTATGTATTGACCTTGAACTAAATCTACTGTAGGATATGTAAAAGTTGTGTTGTCTCTTGTAGGAACAACTGTTGTTGTATTAACAAAATTATAAGTCACACCATCATAGATAGTTTGAAAGTTGTGGCCTCTAGGCATTGACATGTCATTCTCAGTCGGAATAGTTTGATTTGCATTTCTAATATTAATCATTTTAACTTCTACCTGAGCGGCAGCTGCCTTCTCTGATGCAGGAATAAACCCTAAGTCTTTTGCACGAGAAACTACATTCTTTCTTATCTGTGCTGAATCTAAGAATAATTCAGAAGCTGCAATGTTTGTGTTTAGACCACCAATGTGACCTGCATATGCGAGCATATCTATTATGACATTTAGATTTGAACCCTCGAAGTCATAGTCTTTAAACTTTTCTTGTCCCTTTAGATATGTCTTAATATTAGCTGCGATATCATCGAAGTCTAAATCTGTTGCGTTTATTTGTGAACTTTTTACTGTTGCCATTATCGTACCCTTTTTACTGTAAAGTCTACGGAATCTCTTCCTAAACCATTTATGATTTCATAAGTGACTAAGACATCTACATTATTTCTGTTGTTTTCTCCAAGCGCAACTCGAACATTTCTTATTCTAGGTTCAAGTGCATACAAGGCTTCTCTTATGTTACCTGCTATTTTTCTTTTAGCTCCAATTCCTTGAAGGTCAAATAACTTACCCCTAAGATTGGCACCAAAGTTAGGTTTAAATGGTCTTTCATAATCATTCGTAAGTAGGATATTTCTCACTGACCTTTTTACTGCATCTGCATCTTTCTTTGTAGTCACATCTTTTGATACTGGATGTGTTGTGAAAAGAATGTCCAAGTCTGAATATGACTCCTTAGTTGCAGTGAGTTTGGTGTTTGTTTTGTTGTAATCTCTTGTTGCCATATATCTATTTATACTTCTCTTTCAGCTATGCTGCTATCTTAATTATAGAAACAGACGCTCCTTCTATCGGTGCTGTATCAAATGTTACCGTATTACCCGAAATTGTCACTCCACTTCCGTGTTCATACTCAGTGACGGTTGTTCCCACGGTCACAAATGCGTGAACTGTTCCTGTTCCACTACTAACAGAATATTCTGTTTCTTCACCATCTGCTTTTGCAAATGCTATACCCTCATCGCTTCCTTTATCTAATTTTGAGCCGCCATCACTCTCGGTTGCTGATACAACAGTGGCGATGACACCTGTAATTGCAGGTAAACTGATATTAATTCCCATAGGCATACCAATTATCTTTAAGAAGTCACACCATGTTAAGAACATAAACTCAAATATTGAGCCCAATCCTATAGCACTAAAGAACTTCTTAACTATCTTTACCCAAGAAAATAGAATCTTCTTGTGCCAATTCATCTTAAAATCTTCTAGCGCTATACAAATACCAGCAATGTCTTCTTCTAATGACTTTGCAGTTGACTCTATCTCACCACCTATGATTTTTAAGATATCAAAACCAAAGATACTCAGTTCTGATAAAGAATCTTTAACTGCTTGGTGAAATGCATCAACCTCTTTTAGTAATTCCTTTTCGAGTTCTCTTTTCTGTTCTTCTAACTCATCTAATTTTTCTGATAATTTGATATGTTCGTCCATATCAATATCATCGGCAGCCATCTTTTCTTTAACTGTTTCTATTTCCTTTTTTATTGCGTTGATTTCAACTAGTTGTCCGGCTTTTGTTTGTTTAAACTTCTCTTTGAGGTTAGCAATCTGCGCCTCTATCAATGCACCTATGTCCATGTTCATAATATCAAGCAACTCACTAAAGGGAAGACTTGGTAAACCTAACAATTTCCAAATCTTATTGAAGATACCTATTAAAGCATCAAATGCTTTCATATGTGCGTTCTGAATCCAACTCTTTATTTCAGTTTTTATCCATTTCCAAGCCAATTTTGCCTTTGCTTCTGGATCCACAACTCCAAATTCACCATCAAATTGTCTAAACTCTTCTGGAATGAGATTAAAGAATGTATCAACCCACTTCTCTCTGGCCTGTTCTAATAAATCAATCTCTTCTCTTAGTTTATCAATCTGGTCTTGTAAATCTGCATGTTCATCTAATGTTAAATCAGGATTCTTTTGTTTTTCTGTTAGTTCAACGAGTTCTTTCTTCTTAGCAATTATCTGAGTGACAAAATTCTTACCTGCAATCTGGTCTTGTAGTTCTTTTCCATAAGAAGGAGAGGTAACTAATTTTAAAATATTAATCTGTAGACCCAAAACATTTATATTAAAATCAAAAGGAACTAATTTAGAAACAAACTCTGCAATCTTTGTTGGAATAAATGTGTGAAATTCTGCTAATAACTCTTCAAATGCATCTCTCGCTTCTTTTTGCCAATTACGAGTTTGACCTTTTGTCCAATATGGGTCTAAAATATCAGCAAGACTCTCTACAAATTTTGTAATCTCTTCTATTGTTCCAAGAATCTCGTCTTCTACTTCACCCAACACTTCTGTAATGTAAGATTCCTTCTCTTTAATTTGTTCCTCAATCGCAGCTATTTCTTCTTTTGTTAAATCTGGATTTTTTAATTTCTCTTGTAATTCAGCAATCTCCTTTTCCCTTTCTGCTTTCATCTCTAGGAGTTTAGCATCAAGTTTACCAGGCAGCTGTGCTATTTCATTGAACGCATTTGTGATGTCTGCAATTGTTGGTAATGAGAATATATCTCCCTCAGGACAAGGGAACTTATCTGCAATACTTTCGTTTAGAGGTTCGACTTCACTGTCTTTAAGTTTGTTGGTTTCTGCATCAACCAATTGAAGTGTCATTGTTCCCATAATTAAATAATTCCTTAACCGATGTTATTCTTAACTTCTTGAGCGCTTAACTTAATTATCTTACCAGACTTGATTTCGATATCGTCACCTGCAAGTAGTTCTAGTTTACCAGATACATCAATCTTACCATCGTTGTATCCTTTAATGTCTACCTTTCCTGTTGCATGTATCTTTGCATCACCCAATACTCTAACATTAACCTTTCCACCAACATATACTTCATTGTCTTTACATATAACTGTATAGTTGTCATTAACTACTCTATGAATCTGATTACCTTCTGCATCTATCTCATAGAAAGTTCCACTTCTATGTTCTACTGATATTCTTTCATTGCCTCTAGTGTCATCTAGTTCTACTATGTGACCAGACTCAGTATACAATGCCTTGTTATAAGGATACATTGGTGTTGCGTTTGATTTTGCACCATCAACTTCTTTATCTTTTCTAACAGCGGGTGAATAATCGCTCATGAGCGGATTGCTGCTAGCAGGTTCAAGATAACTTATAGTAGTCTTATACTTGTTGCCCTCATCATCTTTTGTAAAAAATTTACTTAAATCTCTTGAGGTGTATGTTGCATCTCCATCAGCAGGAATATATAAATCAGATGCATCTGTTGCTTTAGGATAGTATGGTAATTCTTTATCATCTTCTGTATATTCTTCTTTCTTTGAACCTGCGCCACCATATGTTATACCAGTATCTTTAATTACCTGAGGCGCTGTATCTAATGATGCAGTAAGTTCATTTGGTCTTGAAGGCGCACTTGGTGGATTTAAACCATCACTTGTGCCTGAATAATCTGCTTGTGTTTTTCTTCTTGGATCATTAAAACCTTTATCGACACTTCTCTCTAAAAGTTCATCTGTAATAGTTTCGAAATAACCTTTTTGTGATATACCTTGTTGAACACCTAAGACAACAAACTCTTGCATATCATCATCTCTAAAGAAACCAAATACTGTTGTGCCTTCTACTAAAGAGTGTTGATTACCAAAACCACCAAGACCTGCTGTCGTCACCGGCATAACAACATGCGACCAAGGTAAATCTGGTGTTGCTATCTTACCTTTATCATCTGAATGATAACCGTGAACACGAACTCTAACACGACCAATCTTTAATGGATCGTTTCTATCTTCTACTATGCCATAACAATAAATCATTGTGCCTCCGGACCAACAGTATCACCCATTCTAGGATTATATTCTTTTAAGTCTACACCATAACTCTCTTTTATGGCTTGCATAGTTATTGTTCCCTTACCTTCTAGTGGAGCGATACGATATGTCATTTTACCTATTAAGTATCTTCCATCCATCATCTCATCACCAGGCGTAGAATCTGTTTTCTTTTCAGCTGTTGGTATGTCTAAAAGAATAATTGTTCCGACTGTTAAGTCACTTCTAAATGGTATTGTAACCCTAATTTGACTTTGTTCAAATAAAGATAACATTGCAGCTCTCTCTAAGTGACCTGTATCTCTATATTCTTGTCCCTTTTGTTGTGTGATAGATTTACCTTCCGATGCATCAATCAACTTCTCTTCATCTGAGAAAGCATTAGTCATATTAACTTTATAAGTTATTTTGGAATCATATGAAGCGTCTGGTGCTAAATCAATAAACTCTTCAGCAACCTCTGGACTCTCTTGTGATGATATTACCTCATCTGCTTTATATGTAGTTTCCATATCTGATGTTCTTATCATAGGGTGTTTAGATACATGACCCTCATCATTTCCTCTTTCATAAACTTTTGATATAGAATACACATTCTCTTCTTCAACTTTTCTTACAGGATCATAAGTCAACATTTTAGATGAATATGCACCACTTGTTAAACCCTTTATTGTATTAAATCTTTGTGGAACTTTTAGGCCTAAGATTTGAGTATTTAAACCAGACTCTTCTGCATTAATATCCTGGTCCTCTGTATCTTTATTGTTTCTAGGCATATAAGAGAATCTCAGAGGAAACTCTCTTGCTGTCATACTCTGAAAACTATCAAATCTAAATTCACCATTCATTGTCTGATAAAAGAACATACTGTTCTTAAAGGTATTGTTTCCTTTTAGTTCTGCATTATTACAAACATAATTGATGAATCGATTTATGTTCCAATTAGGTATAATGAACTGATTGTATTCTGGTTCTGATTCGTCCCATTTATCGTATCCAACCTTAGGTAGATTTTTAAACCCAGCATGTTCTTGTAATACTTTTAATAACATACCTGAGTATGAACCACGAAGAGTTTGACTTACTGTTGTCTTCTGACAAGTAAAGAACTTAGGGTCTATAAAATGTAATACATATGTCTGAGTATTCTGATTTACTCTGTGGAAATCGGTCACACTATAAACTCTAAAAACTTTGTCAAGAGAAAAATCTGGTGTAGAGTATTCTCCTCTACCTTCTGCTTGTCTGATTTTGATTGTGAGTGATTCTTGACCGACTATTTTAAAGTTCTTTAGAAGGTCAAGTCCATCAACAATGGTTATACGACCAGATAAAAATGGTTTATCTATCGCTTCAAAGATTGTGATATTAGATGTCAATGCGGTGATATCAACAGATTCCATTTCTGGATTAACTATTGTTAGTGCATCAACAACAAGTTCACCTTGTTGAACATTAACTGTCATGATTTCATTACTTTTTCAAATCTTCTCACTATATTGTGAATGATATTAGGTGAAATGATTTTAATTCTTCTCTTGGCCTCGTTTTTTTCAAATTCATCATCATATAAACTTACTGATGTGTAACCTGATGATGCCTGATTTCTTCTTAAATCTCCATTCTTATAATGTGAAATACCATCTTTATGATTTATAACTGATGTAGGTGTAAATGATTTTGTGGAGACCTTGCCTGTTATAGCTTCAGATGCAACAAAGTTTCCGCCTTCAATTGCAATTCTATTGTGTTCTGGACAAACTTCTATAACTCTTCCCTCTGATGATACACTTGTGACTTTTTCTCCAAGTAAGAACTTATTATTAGTTGTGCCTGATGCAACAATGTCTGTTGAAGAACTTGCGATTGCATATTGTCCTGGATATTTTTTCTCTATGTATCTCTCGAATGTCTGTTGGTCTTTATGCCAATCATAATAGTTTTCTATATCATTGACTAAAAAGAATGTCCAATGTAAATCTGGATTACCATATATTTTTGTTGCAGTGATATCTGGTCTATCACCATCTGGTATAGTATACAAGTTATACTCAACAATGGAGTTTAAAGCTTCTTGTTCTATTTTAGATTTACGAAAGAAGTCTTTTATATAAACAATCTTACCATCTGATAATTGATATTGTATTTCTGGAAAGTTAGTGAAAAATTTATCTGCCATTGTTAGTCTCCGGATCCTTTAGGTGGTGGCGGCGGCAGTGACTTTAAGTAGTCTTTCTCTGCCTGCTGACTCTGTCTATCAACCAGAGACATGTCTTGTAGTTCGCCGGATCCACCTCGTCTGATTGCTTCGTAGTTTCCAAGAGTCATAGTCTTAATCTCTAAGAAGTTTAATGTTAATTGAATATGAACTGGCATACCATCTGCAAATGTTGAGAACTTCTGACCACCTGTATAGTCTACTTGTGCGTTTGTGCATACACAAGGTAAGAAACCATCTATATTGCTTCCTAAATTACCTTCAAACCAGATTTCAAATACATTTGGATAGTTAAAATAACTTGCGTTTACTTCCGCTTTATCTGAGCCTTTTGAGTCTTCTTTCTTTACATCATCAGTATGAACCATAGTAATTTCTCCATCTTCATTTGTGACTGACATTAATTCTGAATATGCATCTGGTAACATTGAAGACCTAAAAACATAAATAATCTCTTTTACATTAGTTGCTTCATCAACTGATTTGGGCCAAAAGTCAAAGGTAAAGTCCCATGACCTAAAAGGAATACCTTGTAGCATTTGTTCTTGCATTGGATTAACAGCACGACCCTGTTTCAGGTTTGTCAATCCGCCTGTCATTGTGTTCAAGGCTTGTTGCATGAACTTAGTTGACATTTTGTTTATTTGTGTCATACCCGCTTTAATACCGTCACCCTTTTTAAAACCCTCAACAACTTCATTTAGAGCTCTAGATATTGCGTTCACTCCATCTGCTTGATAGGTTACAGATGCTTGTGATATGAGTGCATCAGGAACATATAGTGCTACTTGTCTGTTTGTATGAACAGGATGTTTTGTAGCACCTCTTTGTCTTCTTGCTCTACTCTTAAATACAAGGTAATTAGCTAATTTGTCATATGTTGGATATACTAAATCAGCACCCTCAACTTCTGGCGCTTTCTTCGTATAATTACCTGCTTGATTAGTTGAACCAATTGATTCCTTTAAGCTCTTCCTTCTAGCGTCCAACATATCTTCAGCAGCTTTCTTTTCTTCACCCAAAGCATCTATAGCAGTGGTGTAGTTAATTGACTGTATTTTACTTTGTATGCCCTTTAAACTATTGATGGCCTGTTTTGCCTTATTGAATTTGTTTAGAAGTTTGTCTATGAATGCCATATAAATAAGCCTATAAGTTAATCTTTTATAATATAGTTATTTATGTCATACAGTGGAAGGTTCAAACCAAAGAACTATAAAAAATATAAAGGTGACCCTACTAGAATCTATTATCGGTCACTTTGGGAAAGAAGATTCATGGTTTATTGCGATAATAACGCAAATATACTTGAATGGGGCAGCGAAGAAGTTATAATACCTTACAAATCACCAATAGATAAACGAGTGCATAGATATTTTCCAGATTTTTACATAAAATACAAAGACAAAAACTCTAAGATTGTTCGTGAAATCATAGAAGTTAAACCTAAGAAGTATCTTTCACCACCAAAAGAACCCAAAAGAAGAACCAAGAGATATATCAACGAAGTGACAACCTATATAACAAACCAAGCGAAATTTAAAGCCGCAGAAGAGTTCTGTAGTGAGAGAAAACTAGGTTTTAGAATTTTAACAGAGGAACATTTAGTACCCAAAAAATGAACGAACTCCCCAAACTCTATATGTTTGATTTAGACGGCGTTTTAATTGATTCTAAAAAGAACATGGAGGCATCTTGGAACAGATGCAAGATAACACACAGTTTAGAACCAAGTTTTACAAACTATTTTGAACATGTTGGTAAACCATTCGAAGATATTCTTAGTGCAATCGGTATAGAAGACAATCATCAAGAAATATATGATACTTATGGTGGTGCATCTTTAGACAACCAAGATTTAATCACTATATATCCTGGCGTAATCGAAACATTGAGTAAATTAAAAGAGAATGGTAATAAGATTGCGATTGTTACCTCTAAACATGCAAATAGAACTAAGTCTATGATAAAAGACTTGCCAAAATTCGATTTTGTGTGTTCACCTCAACAAGGACTAAGAGGTAAACCTGCGCCAGACCAATTACTCTACTGTATGTCTATGTGTAATACGGATCCATTTGATTCAGTTTACATAGGAGACATGAATGTAGACCATTGGGCTGCTCAAAGAGCGAACATAAAGTTCATACACGCAAACTATGGTTATGGAAAAGTGAAATGCGAAGTCTCAGTAGACCAGATAGAACAAGTAATCTCACTGTAGGTCTAATACCTGCTAGATGGCACTCGACTAGATTCGAGGGAAAACCCTTAGCACCAATCAATGGTGTTCCAATGATAAAGAGAGTTTATGACCGTGCATGTTGTTGTGAGAACATCGACTCTGTTGTCGTTCTTACAGACGATGAACGAATCAATGAGTATTGTGCAAAGAATGAAATACGATGTATAGTCATTGAAGAAGATGTTCGAAGTGGAACAGACCGATGTGCGAAAGCACTAGAGCTGCTAGACGGTGATGTATTCGTAAACATTCAAGGAGATGAACCTCTAATCAATCCAGATGCGATTGATAAACTCATAGAAGAACATGATAGTGGTATTGGTGTGACCAATGCGTATGTCTATGTAGATGACTCATACAAACTACACGATAAGAATGTAGTTAAGGTTGTGACGAACATGAATGGTGATGCATTATACTATTCTAGACTTGCGATACCATATCAACAGAAAGAACTAACAACATTTAAACAACAATTGGGTCTGTATGTCTTTGATAGAGACATGTTAGAACTATTTCCTAAATTAAAAGTAGGAGAAAATGAGAAATCTGAATCAGTTGAGATGTTAAGATACTTAGAGAATGAACATGAAGTTAAAATGGTCGAAGTAGACGATGAAGGTCTATCAGTAGATACACCAGAAGACTTAAAAAGAGTCGAGGAGTTTATAAATGCTTACAACTAATAGTCCATACGAAGACTTCAAACACTTTTATATATCTGAATCACCGGAATCTCTAATTGAGGCAGAAGAATACTTCAATTGGATATGTGAGAACAGGTCTAAACCATATCTTATCAATCTAGGTGATTGTGTAGATAAAGATTTAATCGGAGAAAACAACACTCGATATAATGACGGTAGATTAATCGATTATGTCGTAACCCTACTTGATGGTATAGATGGCCCAACCATCGATAAAAACACATTTTCCGAAGAAACTATGAAGGAAAACCAGAATAAAGTCTATCATTGTTGTAAAATTATGTATTTGATTGACCAATATCGAACTGTTGGCCTAGATTCCACTATTCAAGGCGTAATTGAGGGCAAACATATGTTCATTCATCCAGGAATGTCACGAATATATGCATTATGGTATTTACAAACATTAGAAGATGATATTGTTATGTGGGATACCAACGAAACATTCTCTGATAGAACTCCATTAACATTTGAAGAGTGGAAAAACATCTTTATGAGAGTAAAAGACAAGACATTCTTCATTGCAAGTGTCGAAGGTAAGATATTAGAGATGCATATGCAAGAAGATAGACCAACTATTGTTAATTCAACAGAAGATATCAAATCTATGTTCGATAATAAACTTCCCGTGTTGCGTGGAGTCGGAGCAGACGATGTAATGCCTTATGTTAGAACAGAAGGTGCATCAGGTGTAGCGATTGAGACTAAAAACAACCATACCCTTAGCCTAGCGGACCTGAGCTCGCTGCTGGAGCTCTATCCCAATTCTGTAGAGACAATAGAAAAAGAAAACTATAGAATATATACTTTCTGACATAAATAATAGGCATGGAAAACTATTCTTTTAGAAAAAACCGAGGGTCTATACAAAGTTTAATAGAACGATTAGAAGCAGAAACCCCTAGTGAATTAGAGGCGAGGTCGTTAGAAAGTTTAAGATGGTTCCAGCAAAGAGTTAAGACTCTGAGATTAACTTCTGAATCTTTCTATAGACAAACCAGTCTTAGGAAAGCCAGAAGGTATCTTGAAGGTAGAATGTATTGTTTCTTCTATGATGCAAAGACTAAAAAGGATTTACCTTATTGGGATAAATTTCCTGTAGTTTTGATATTAGACTTACATCAAGGAGGTTTCACTGGTTTAAACTTTCATTATATTCCGCCTAGATATCGTGTTAGACTATTGTATGAGTTATACAAATTCATAAGATTAGATGATGATACTAGAGAAGTGGATATGAAACCACATATAAGAATAAGATACGAGATGTTGAGAGGTTTAAGTAAAATGAGATTTTTTAAACCTTGTTTTAAAAGATATATAACAACACACATAGAGGGTCGTGCATTAGAGATTACACCTGACCATTGGGACACAATGGTAATGTTACCTCTTGCAGACTGGCAAAAGAAACACGCAAGGGAGGTTTATACCGAAAGTATAAAGACAATAAATGGCTAACGAAATAACTGGAACAAAAGTTGGTTCTGCTCTAGTAGGAGAAAAACTCAAAAAATCAGCAATGATAGATATTGGTGAAGCTTCTGCAAAAGAAAGAACTAAAGCCAATGCATCTGTGGCAAATTCAATTACAAGAAAACAAAAACGACAAGCTCGTAGAGAAGCTCGTAAAGAAGAAAGGGCCCACGCATTAGCTAATCCACCATCTCATATGTATAGCACTGATATAGATGATGAAGGAAGGATAAAGTCTAGAAATAATAGATTAAATATAGACAGATTAAGATATCAATTTGACCAAGGTGCAAGACCAAATAGATTTGAAGTGCAATTCTTTTGTCCTAAATTGGGGTTAAACTTAGAAGGAGTGAGATGCGTTAATGCAACATTACCTGGTCGCCAGTTAGAAACAGCAGATTGGTCTGAATATGGACCAACAAGAAAGTTGCCTTATCAATTAGGAATGGATGGACAAGAAGTATCGTTTACATTTCTATGTGATTCAACATTTGCAGATAGATTTATTATTGAAGCATGGCAAAATGCAATCTTTCAGGGCCGTTCAACCGAAGCACAACACCACGAGAAAATTGGATCCCAAATAGCAGAGAACAAGAAATTACAAGAATCAGTCAGAAATGATCCTGACTTAAGAAGTAAAATGGGCGAACTTGCTGATGAGAATAAATCACTCCTATCCAAAATGGGTGATGTTGGAGCAGGCAATTCAATTAATCCACAGTTCGAATACTACGAAAACTATGTGGGTGAGATAATAGTAAAACAAATTACAAGGTCTGATAAAGACTCACTTGTATACAGAATTCATGAGGCATATCCAGTTTCATTTAATCCAATGGAACTAAATTCGGACTCATCTGATGAATTAATGAAATTTGAAACTACATTCGCTTTTAGGACTTGGGAATCCAGATACGAGAATCCTAATCCTGTAAGCGGTATAAATAAAGGAAGAAGATTCTTTGATGCGATTGCAAGTATTACCAATATGAGAAAAGGTGGTAATGGTACAAACAACACTCTTCAAAGATTCAATGACCGTCTAGCAGAACTAGGTGGTATTATAGGATAAATTAGGAGAAACTATATTATGGGTTTACCAATACAGAAAGCTCCGCAGTATAAATGCGAGCTACCAATATCAAAACTTAAAGTGGAATATAGACCTTTCCTTGTAAAAGAACAGAATCATCTGTTAGTTGCAAGAGAAAGTGAAGATGCAGCTGCGATTTTTGATGCGATTATGAATTTGATTAAGGCGGTAACAGAAGGAAAGGTAGATGGTTCAAAACTACCTCTAGTCGATTTAGAGTATTTGTTTTTACAAATTAGAACTAAGTCAATTGGAGAAACTGCCAAAGTTCCTTTGATGTGCATGAAAGACGAGTGTGACGGAGTAGGTTATGTTGACATGGACCTAACGAAAGTTGCAGTTGATACCTCAAGTGTATTAGACAATAAAATTCAAATTAGCGAAGAGTTGATGATAGAATTATCACCACCAACTTCCGAACTAGTATATAATGTAGAAGGATTAGATGAAGTCGAAATGATTAAACCTATCCTTAGAGGTTGTATGCTTAGAATATATGATGAAGAAAATATTTACGAAATGTCAGAATTTAGAGATGCGGAAATAGATGAATTTATAGAAAATCTTACTGTTCCACAATTCGAAAAGATTAGTGAGTATTTTGAATCAATGCCTTCTTTGAAAGAAGAGGTAGAATACAAATGTGATAAATGTGGAGAAGTATCTAATAATATACTCCAAGGTTTACAAAGTTTTTTTTAGTAACCCTTTCGCATGATAGTTTGGTTAACTATTACCAAACAAACTTTCAAATGATGCAACATCACAAGTATTCGCTGACTGAATTAGAAAGCATGATTCCATGGGAAAGGGATATATACATTAACTTATTAATGCAATATCTTGAAGAAGAAAAAGAGAGGCAGAAAGCAGCTGCCAACAGGAGAAACTAATGGCTAGAGATAGAGATAGAGACTACGATGATAGAGATGACAGAAATGAAGTCGAAATTGATTTGGAGAAATACATGGCTCTCTTGGACAAACTCGATGACCAAGAAGATGTAATCAAAGCATTAAAAGATGATGCTAGAAAATTAAAAGAAGGCGTAGAACCACCTAAGAGAAAGTTTATAGACTTGTTCTTAGATTCAAACGACTTAAACGAAAAGGCTATAATAGGATTCATTTCATTCTTTCTAATGATGTTGTTTGGTGCAACAGACTTAATAACAGCATTAGTATGGGATATGGACCTAAAAGTATCTGAAACAATCTATACATCATTTGTTGTAGTGACACTTGGTGCATTTGGAATATCAGAAGCTGGAAAAGCGTTTGGCGATAAATAGATAGCATGGCTACACTTCCAAATCCAAACAAGCGTGACGAGAAAACTATAGGTTATCTCAAAGATACCCTTTATCAACAAACAGAGACCAATAAATGGTCTAGGAATGTTGATACAAACACCTTTAGAGCTCAAGACGAGATGCACGGCCTCTCGAAAAAATTCGAGAGCGGTATAGGAAAAGTCATTGACAACCAGAAAAATAACAATGATGCATCAGAAAAGGAAAAATCAGGATTCTGGAAGGGTCTTAAAGAAGCTTCATCTGCGTTTACTAAACCCCTTGAAAAAATGTTCTCAAAGAAACACCTAGAAGAATATACTGAAGCTCAAGTTAAGGGCATGGATTTGTGGACAGTAGGTACCAAGAATTTTAGTGGTGGTTTAAAAGAACTCACAAATGGTGTTGGTGCATTGGGTCCAGCTATGAATGCTTTCAAAAATGTCATTTATAAAGCGATTGGTATTTGGAATATATTCAAAGGTGGTATACAAATGATTGTGGCCGCTTTTTTCGCAGTTGGCAAAGCAATTAGATACCTCTTTAGAGCTATAAGAAGTATGGTTCCAGCTGATGGTAAAGAAGGCGGCATAGCCAATAAAATATTTGGAACCCAAGAAGAAGCCAGAGAAAAAAGACAAGCAACCTCTAAGAAATTAGGAGATAAAGCTAGAACCATTGGCAATAAACTAACTTTCGGCAAACTCTTTAAGCCAAAGGATGAAGAAGGTGGCGGAGAAGGTGGAGACGAAGAAGACGGAAGTTCAGAAGGTAGTGGTGGCATCAGCACCAAGAAAATGGAAAATCTCTTACAGGGAATCCAAAGACAATTGAACTCTTCGAAAGAATTTCAAGTTAAGATGCTTACACCGATTCGAAATGATGTTCATGCCATCAAAAAACGCAAATCCGGAAAAGGTGGCGATAATAAAACCGAAAAAACTAAGTTGTCTTTCTGGAAGAAAATGCAAGACAGGAAACAAAAATTTGTTAATAAATTCATTAAGAACGAATTTCTCCAAAGAAAGAAAAACGATATGAAAATCTTTGCTATTCAGAAGCTGAATGAAGCGAAGAAGTTTATGATGCATTTATTAAAATTCTTAATGCCAATAATAGCACTTGGCGGAGCTTTCTTATATCTCAAAGACAAAATCGATGGTTGGGCAGAAGCACCATTCGCTGGTCTCGCAAAGGCTGGTGAAATAGTTGTTAAGAAAATAGGGAGTATATTCTCAAGTTTGAAAGCAGGCCTTGCAAAAATGTTCCCTAAGTTATTTGCACCTAAAGTTGACCCTAAACCTAAACCCAAACCAAATGTAAAAGGAGGTGCAGGCGGCGCTGCTTCAACAGCAGATGATGCAGTTAAAGGTGGTGCTAAAGCCATGGCTAAAACAGTAGGTAAAGGAGTTCTTAAAAGA